GGGAGAAGGCTTCTCTTGCCAGACATTACCACAGTCTGGAGCGCACAAGGGAAGATGGGGTGACTAAAGCTCACCCTTGCATCAACACTCGCAAGAAGGCCGGTTGGCCGTGCTCGATATTTTGTTCATTAGCGCATGAACGACGGTCGTCATCAGTCTTTGACGATCGGCCCCACTGGTGGTAAACCAGTTGGGTATTATAAAGTCCTTAGTGGAAAGGCGTGCTCCAGGAAATGTACAACTTCCGGGAGTAGAGTCCCTCTCTCTATTTCAACACACGAGAGAATCGAGTGTAGTAAAGGACTACCGATTAAGGTAGACATATCTTTTATTATGTTTAGTGACCAGCGATGGAAAAGGATAACGCTTCCTAACTAGGGGCAGACACGTATGATCTGTAGGTCCGGTAGTAGAGGTCTTAGCACAGGTAGGTGCACCTGGGCCCAGTTTAGAGTCTTTTGACAGGACTGCATAGAGCTTAAACGAGCTCGAACTGTATCAGGCATTTGCCAGCTTGAGAACTTAGGACACCGGCGGCGCCAGTGCAGACAACGGTTGCGGTTATTACATTCGCACCATTGACGGCAAAGATGTTACTCCATGATAGTGATACCATTGGAAGAACGCTGGTGGTGGTAGCAGAGTCTGCTTGGGTTTCATCCCCAGTCCAGAGTAGGGCATTGTCTTGCTTGAGTCGGAGGACGACTGACAGATTTTCATTGATCGCATCTTGTACAGTGACGTTGACTGTTACCTTATACACCCCGGGTGGGGGAGTAAATTGGGCACCAGAAGCAACGACGATGGCAAGTGGATTATATTGCACTGTGTCGAAATTGACTAGCGTTTCAATACCGGTGGTATAGCTGGTCGAAATTGATGATCTGAAAAGACTAACCTGAGAAGGTTGAGTAGAGTAAAACGGCCCGTTAAAGGGCGTATACAATTCTACCTCATAGTGCACAAATAGTTTTCCTATTGTGGCGTTACTCAGTTCGTTGTTTGTGAAGACATGGAGATTTCCGCAGTCAAAGGTCTTTATGTCACCGAAGACATTTGCGGAAGGTTTCACGTATTTACGAGGCCCTAGAGCGTGCATGTCCCTCGGAGAGAGGACCACACTTAAGGGTTTCCAGATGGAATCAATGGTTGCATCAACATGGTCGATGGCTTCAGCCTCAGAGTTTGGAGGCGGGTTGGAACTATCGTAGTCCGGTACTAGCAGGATATCTCCTTGGGTGGCAGTCGAGACGATGGGAACATACTCGAACATAAGCCGACGGAAGTGGTATTCTTCATACTGGATTGCCTGTTTGGACAACCAGGGAAAAGTGGTCGAGTTTCCAGGATTGAGAGCAAGTGTTAACTGCTTCGTCAATGTGGTGGAACCAAGAATATTTCCATTTATGAGTTCTCTGTGCTTGATAATGGTTGGTTTTCTACCTTTACCAGACCGGATGCTTGCCTTTCGGCTTACAAATCGGTTAGAGACGGCCACTGGAGCCGAGGACATTCCATCCATAATGGAGGGCCCGCTGAAAGACACACTCTTCGGTTGGGTACCTTTGGCCGAGAATCCTGTATAAAAGTCTCGCGCACCTCTCCCAATGGAGCCGTAGTCTACCTTTGAAAGTAGACTGGAGACGGCGCCTTTGGCTGCAGATTGCGCAACTGACTTGAGTGCAGGCATATAACGGGTTAAGGTCCCACCGCGTGGTTGGGGACGGTAGGCTACGATTTCGTGTGCCATGTTGCTTCGTTTTGTTTTTGTTGTAGGTTGGTTGGGACACATGTCCTACACACCGACTATACATCAGAGACGCTCAGACACCCGTGTAGTCTGTAGGCTTTCCGGAACAGCTTATTCCTTAGCACGCAAATCAGCGTTTTGGGTATTTAGTCTCTGACCCCTGCCTAGCTTGGAAGCCAGGTCTTCAATGGGGGAGCCCGAGGTACTCCTCTGCGGGCCCATAGTAACAGGGGTTCACATGACAAAAGTTGTTCATTGGACATCTCATCCTGGAGATAAGACACTTCGGTGGTATGGAAGGCCTTGAAATGCTCCTTGTTGAACTCTTTCAGCAAGCTGCGCGCGGGCAATCTATATTCGCTACTTGGTTCATCTAAGATCTCATTTGCGGCAGAGAAAGCACCCATAGTCAGGACAGGATCAGGTAGGAATCGTTCCCACTCATCACCCTCGTACTGATTTGAGCTTAATCTCAGCTCACGTACACCAGATCTCCGTACCAACGATTGGAGCGGAGTAGTGTCTGTGAGCAGTGCAGCAAAATACTTCTTTGGATACTTCCCAAGCAGTAGTTGCTCGTTTGTCCTTTTAAGGAGAAAGGCAGCGAACCGGCGCTGAAATTGCGTGACATAGATCTCTGGAAAGACCTCAGGATAGACAGGAAAGCCTAGGCCACCGTACGGAATCGGTAGGAAGCAGTTAAACTTCCCCCTGTCGGTGGCTTCATCCAGCTGTTTCTTATTATACAGCATGAAATGGCGATGGGCCTGTGGCTTGTTTATTGCACAGCCAACTGAGGATGCATACAGTTCGACGAGAGAGAGACGGCGAGATGGGTCAGCCAACCGGCCCTTAGATTGAGCTATAAGAAGGCCTACATTGAAGTAGTCCAACTTTAGAAACTCATCTTCGGTGCCGGGGCGTTCCCGATACTCGTACAACTCAGAATTGATGGTGAGGTAATTCGTGTGAGTGTAGTTCTTACCGAGGGATAGCGTAAAGCCAACCTCAGCAATTATCTCTTTCCAGATGGCATAGTGGCGGTCATTAGACCGAAACAAAATGTCGTCGCCATTAACTAGAACTGGTAGCAAGCGGTGTGGGACATGACAACCAAGATATCGGTTGACAGAGGTCCAATAACAGATGAAATTGATCGCACATAGGAATGGGAAACTAATGGGTGAACCCATAAGCTGACCGTTTTCCTGGCGGACTTTCAAAACCGTTTTACCTGAGGTCTCAACCTCGAGGGTATACGGTATCTGATGTTGCCTGCATAGCTCTTCTAGTAAGCCATCTTTGTCGTTGTAGCATAAGTTGTGGGGCTCTAATAAGGCTCTCATTAACTGGAGGTAGGCCTGAAGAATAGGCATGTCTTGAGAGTACTCTGACTTGCACTTCGCAAGTAAGACACCCATTAGCGTATCAAAACACTGTAGGGTATACTCTATCTTCAGGTTGTCCGTAGCCGCACTATAATCTCCCGAGACGAAGAACGTCGTCGGGTAGTTCGGTATAGGAGTCTTCCACTTCTGTCTTTGTGAGTTTTGTTGGTTTATGAAGCCCTGAAGGGCACTTTCTCTATCTAACATCCTTGAAAGGATATCAGATGAAAGAGTTTCACCAATAACTACAAACTGAGGGAATCTCCTGAGCCATTTCCACACAACTTTCTGGAAAGGTTTCGCCAAGTAATACGGCAAACCCTCTCCGGCAGAGATTATGCGCACTTTCAAAGGTTCTGAGAGAGGTACAATGTTACAATTAATAGGGCGAGCAGAGTCTCGAATGGCCTTGGAAATGGTCTTCACGAGCTCGTACTTCTCCGCCCTACTCACATAGTGGCCTCTAAGTTCTCGAACTCCTTCATTGGTTTCATGCATAGAATGCAATTCATCATAGAAGGAGATCTTACCTAGGGAGGCCCTATAGTATGTATCATGTTCCTCATCTAGCTCTTGGTTCAGCACACCTTCTTCTTCGATAAAATCGAGAAGTTCGTTGGGGTCAACTGTCAACAAGCTTACGCTTGGGTCGTTGTTGTAATCCCCCTCCTGAAGTTCCTGTGTTGTAAGGAATGCTTCATGGTACGGTGTTTGGCTGACGCCTAAGGCCTCTCTAACTATTACGTCCTGGCCACCGTCCGTCCTCTTCGCTTCATATGAAGCAGATTTGGAAGGTTCAGTGATCGCAGTGATATGGCGTGAATCTAATTTCACACCGTTAAAGAGCCTATGAGCCAGTTTTGAGAACTCACCTTCAAGGTAACCAGTATCGATGGAAGCAGTTGGTCGTGTAAGCGTTAGTAAGTGTTTTTCCTTAGCCTTCGTGATGAAAGCCATTGGGACAACATTACATGCGCGCTTCACGCCCTGCAGTAGCCCGAAGAAGAATCGGGCCGCCTTATGATCTCTAGAGGAAATTAAGCGTGCGCGGATGATTTTCGCAATCGCGCCTCTAAAGAATACATAGGATTCCAACGACGCTGGCCGTTCCGGCAGGTCGCTCTGTTTCAGAAACTTAGCAATCGGATATGCAGTGATGTACTTCGCATTCCGAACAAAATCCTCAACTTTCCAGCCACCAGCCTTGGCATATGCATCTAGAGCAACGCTCGCAGGTATACTCGCGAGTGTCTTTTCCGGAAATGAATCCAGAACAAGCTCCAGATACGCCAGGGTCAGGTAGACAGCTGAGGTAGCGCTATCATAGGGGACGAGCATCACGCTCCGTCCGGGGATGTATTGATTGTTAACAACGGTAGTCTCCACCTCCGTATACACAGTCACCCCCTGTTTAGCACTTTCCCCCTCATCAACTTCTTTACTCTTCCGCTTGCGGTCGGGTTCGTAAAAAAGTTGTTGATAGAAGGGGGAGCACTTCCCGGGTCTGACAAGCTCGGTTCTTATGAACGGTCTCAGGACACTGACGAAATATTCAGTATCTAGATTCGTATCATATATAAAGAACCCCTTGTCCTTGAGTTGGCGTCCGCCTCGGACACCGACCAGGCCTTTCTTCATGATCTGTAAAGCCCACAATGCGTGTTGCAATGTAGTTAGACTATCGTGAGGAATCAGGGTAATAGGGTCTCTCGCCTCCAAATATAACTGGAGGGCTGACGAGTCCTGTTCCCCTTCTTCGTTGATGACATTAGCTCTATTTTTTGTCATTGAAGAAAAGAATTCTTTGATCTCGTATCAAAGTTGTTTTTGGGTTATCGAAATGGTAATTCAATAAAC